GTGGTACGAATACCGCATTAATAACTCTTAGAATTACTAATACGCTACTTTGTAGCCTGTGCTTCGCTCTGCTTGGCTCCGCTTGGCTTTGCTGTGGTACGCTGCGCTTTGCTTCGCTTTGTTTTTGTTATACTCCACACTCCTTCCAAAGTTTCTCCGCCAGTAAGTGGCGGATGGGGTTATTAGTTTTTACCGCATGGCGGTATTGTCTTCCGAGTTGTAAGCAATGTTTACTTATCGGAGCTTTAGCCGTAAACTTATCTCTTGCCATCGTATCGATGGGGGTTAACAGCAGTATTAATATCAGTTTGGATAGTCCCAACGTGTTTAACAGATTAGTCGTTAATGATTTCATTGTCAAGCTTTTTTGTTAAGTCAAATAATGCACAGCGGTGTGCTGCTTTTCCAACTTGCTTTTGACACATCTGCACAAAGCGAACATCCCTCTTATAGTCTTTGATGTCCTCATTCTCATAAGCCCCTGATTTTAATACACTTACCAATACATACAAGTGCTTGTATACTGTCTTCCCGTCCAAGGTTGTCCCCTGTTCGTATCTTGCGATCCACTCTTCTCTAGGCAGTATCGGTCTGAATTCCTTTTCGTATAGTGTAGTCACCCCTTTTTCATCTGTTCTAAACTCCCTTATGTTTTTAAATATTGCGTCCGTATCGCGTGATATGAGTTCATCGAGTCCTTTGCATAGTATCTTGTGCTTCGGTAATATGATCTCTTTCTTAATAGTCTTGATCGGACTTGGATCAGGCATTACCCGTTTACGTTTTCCCATACTGAGCATATCGTAGCTGTCTTCATAGAACTTCTTAGCCTCTTTTATTGCTTCAGATAGATCACTCCATATGGGTAGATGTTCGTATTCTTTTTGCCACTCCATTAGTCGTGTGTTTAAACTCTTTAATCTCGGTGCTACTTCTTTAGCTCTAGCGGTCAATTTGGCTGTGTTGGCTACCTGTAATGGTCTACCTTTTCTTTTGCGTATACGTGAGGTTACATCTTCTTTTTGCTCTCCATACGTCAAGTCAAATGCTAGGCAATAGATCGGTTTAGTCCTGCGTCCTGTCCCTGCCTCTATGCGTTTCAAAAGCGTTCCACAGTATGCTGAGGTCTTCTTCCATATGACTGCTTCTTCGCCCAGGTACTCTTGCGTTATAAAACGTGAGTCGATATACAGCATATCTTTTTCAATCTCATACCTTATATATACGCTCATTGGAATAACCCCATGTTCTAGCGGTTCTCCTTTCTTTTTTTCGTGTACTACGAACGTATAGTGTGGGAAGGCTGTCATTAATTCTTGTGGTGTCATCTTAACCCCCTACATGTGCTGTCTTTTTCATACATGGATCACGAGGTACGCTCTCAACCCATTCCGCTCCATCATAAGCAGCAGGAAAGTACACATAATTAGTTGTCCATGCTGTGAATGGTTTGCCGTTTGGTAGTCCGTAGCTATCCCCATCAAACTCTTGTAACATCTCTGCTTCCGTTAATGTTGTTGCAAGTGAGGCTATATCCTCGCCTAGTGATCGCACTTCGTCTTCTATTTCTTTTTTCCAGTTCATTGTGATCCCCATTGTTGTGCCATAGCTGATGCTATGCCTTGATATGTTTTTGATCTTAGCTTTGCTCTGTCTTTAGACGGCGGTAGTAAGTGTAGCTTTTGTTCTCTCCCCTCTACTATGTCTGTCGGTGTTAAGGTCGGTAAGTTCTTTAACCACAGGCATGTTGCTTTCTGTTCATTATGTCCAAACATCCAAGGCTGTAACACCTGATCGGGTTTTCTATATCTTGATGTCATAATACCAATCGGATTCTCTATGGCAATCTTAGGTATATTACAGGTCATCAATCGCATAAAGAAAAAGATCGCATCTTCTCTAGCATCTCTTCGAGCCTGTCCAACTAAAGCACCAGACTTTCTTGGCGGTTGATCTTTAAACCACTTGTTGCCCGTCACGGTGAGGTATGTACAAGGAGGAAAGAAAATACCCATGTCCCAACCGCCCTCATCTATCGCATCAAATACATCCCCTCTGATATGCCATTCGGGATGCCCTCCTGAACACGGTACAATGTCACAACTATATGTTTCATGACCTAATGCTTGGAATGCTTTCGTTACTGTTTGTGACTCTTCACACCCTACTAAGATTCTCATTGTGATATATCTCCTTCTTGAAAGCTCTTTCGGTTGGTCGGTAGCTCTAGCACTTCGTATATTTTGGACTCCATTTTGCCTTTGCTTTGAGCTGTGTCATCTACGATGAACATACCTGAGCGTGTCTTGTGTATAGTGAACTTCGAATTGTCGTTTTGTTGTCCTGTTACATAGCCTAAGCTGAAAGTAAAAAGAGCTGTGAGTGTAATTGTTGCTAATAAGTTTTTAGTGTCCATTAGTATGCTCCTAAGAAGTTCATTAATTCGTTGTAAGTTGTTTCGCTAATCTCTTTAATACCATCGGTGTAAGTTACACATCCATTTGCTTGCTCATATAATCCTTCTGCGTCTTCACATTCAAGCACAGGCTCATATTCGCTGTACCATTTTGAGCATATCTCTCCGACCTTTAGGTCAATCGTTTTATCTGTTGCCCGCACAAGCACGCTAGTTCTGAACTCCATGGCATAGTAATCATCTATGATGTTTACTAGGTAGTATCGGTTTGTATCGCTCATTGTATTACCTCCATCCATGCACCTTTTTTATGCCATGTAGCAATGTGCCTGTCGTGTGAATAATATAAAGATAAGTTAATATCCCCCTCTTTTCTCAAGTCCCTTTTTACATTCTTATAATGTCTACATACTACCTCCTCGAATTTAGCTCTTGAGAATTTCGTGTACTTCCATTTAGTTAGTGCCATTGTCTTGCTCCAGTTTTATTATGGTTTTCTTAATTTTAACCTCGCCCTTGGCGAGGAGTTCTCTGTATGCTTCCATAGCTTTGGCGGTTTGCTGTACTGTATATCCTCCACCTGCGACATCGAGTAATACTCTGTGTGCGTTATTTTTTGTCGTTGTTAAGATCATCGTAGTCCCCTAAATTAAATCTTTTAGTTCAGCCACAGGCATGATCCTGTAGTCTTCTATATCGTAGTCCATCCCCTGCAATTCCATCTCTTCAATAAGATCGTCTATCTCCTGTAGGGCTTCCTCTACTGTGTCAAAATAAGTTAGGGTTGTGGTGTCGTCATGCCACACGTTTTCCCAATTATCGTTTCCAAAATTAGTTTGCACTTCGTATTTCATTGTTTCTCTCCGTTGATTTCTTTTTCTAAGTCTTCTATCTCTTTCAATAGTCTGTAATATCCAGACTCGTTTAATGCCATTTCATAACTACCATCCTGACTCGATGCCCAATGGCTTCGGCTCGATCTTATTTGCTTTGCTCTTTCTTTTAACTCTTCTAGTTTGCTCATTTTATTTCTCCAGCTAGGTATTTACGGAAAACTTCCAAACCTTCTTTATATAGCTCTTTAGCTTGTTCAACACGAAGTCGGTGTTGACGTTGATCCCATACCTCAATGTCCTTGTTTATCTCTTCCCATGTGCGTTCATTCATTTTAAATACTCCTCTCTCCAATAGTTTAAAATATACATATAGTCAGCTAAATCTGACTCAAGGTTGTCGTAGCTGGTGTAAAATCCGATAAATACATTCCTGTCCCTATCGTCTTCTATCCAGTCGAATGTAATACCAATCTCGCCATCGTCAGGCAGTTCGAGGCTATCATTTTCTACATACTCCCATGCTGGTGTGCAATACACGGTCTTATTTGTTTCTACCTCCCAACAAATAGCTCCCGTATGCGTATAGAAAAAGTCTTCATCGTGACGTACTATCGCATTGAGCAATAGGTTCAGGTAGTCCCTTTTATCTTTTGGGGTCATTGTGTCTCTCCAATTAGGTTGTATGCGTTCGGTTTGCGTTTAATAAAGGTCTCGGTCTTCGTGCATCTCTTCGTGTTGCTCCAACAATTGCTTTTCTATCTCTCCTATTGTTTCCTCGTTTAAAACCAAGATAAGATCAACTCCGCTGTGTATAACAGCATATATCTCTACCAGACCACGGTGTCCGTGTACTAAAGCACCTATATAATCAGGTGGTTCGTATGTGTAAATTACGTCCATGTCTACCCCTGCCACCACGCATGTAGTGAGTAGTGCGTCCCTCGGTATTTTAAATTCGCTCATCTTTTTATCCTTGAGCTGGTGTTACCCAGCTCTGTTGAAATTAAGTTTTAATCTTCCCAATCTTTTAAAACTGCTTGTAGTTTTGAGTCTTTTACAGCAATATTGTCCTGAGTTTGACGCCATTCCATAGGGAATGTTTTTTCTAAATAATAGTCAAGCCATATATTAACACTCCGCCTTTCATGGTGAGCTTTGTCTTTTAATATAGCATAAGCCTTGCGAGATATAGCTACTGATATAGTTTTTTTAGTCATAAGTTATATATAATGTGTGTTACGGAGTTGGTAATATATCAGAACTAAATAATAAGTCAAATAGTTAATGTATGGCTAAAGCATAATAGTTTTAAATACCAATGTCAACGTGTAATCGCCATAAAAAATAAAATTAACTGACACTACAAAGTAACAATCCAGGTTTCATGCGGGTTGTAGAGGTTTTGCTGCTGAAAAAAATAATTAAATCGCCTAACAAGCTCTGCAGGTATTGCCGTACTGTATGCGTGATTGAAAAAAAGGGGTTTGTATGTGCGTTGAGATTTAGCTTGTACAAATTAGGACAATTGTCTATTGCTTGTGAGATTGTAGAGTTTATGCATGGTGTGGAGAAGCGTATAGCGAGATTTAAAAAATTATTTAAGTTCTGAGAGAGTTCTTATATTTAGATTGAAAAAAAGAGAAGTGTAAAAGGAGAACAAAAAGAGAACAGTACTTTTTTTAGATCTCTAGAATATATATATTTATTTATTTTAATAATAATAATATAACTTAACAAATACAACTGAACCACAGAACTGCTGGACTTTGCCATCAAATTGCCAATATGCCTATTTTGTACAAACCATTTTTAAACCTACACAACAAGCTTATTTAACTCAAGCAGACCGCAGACTGTAGCCCCATAAAGTATAATTTTAAGTCGTGACTATCCTGCCTGATCTAATTGCCTGTGTGTTGACATAAAAATAATTGATTTAAGCCCCGATAATTTTAAACCTAGGTCTTAGTATTACTTTTTCTCTTTCGTTCAATAAAGATAGTGCTACAGCGTTAATTTGGTAGGTTGAGCAGGGTATGACTGCTAAAGATTGCATGCACAAAAAAGGGGACATATGTCCCCCTTGTTAACTAAGTTAGTGGGGTTTTTACGCCCCCATGCTCAAGCGATGATGATGAGCAGGATCGTACGCACGCCTGTATATTTCATTTTCATCACCTTATACATAGCTTATTTTTGATTGACTACAAGCGTTAGCTAATCTTACAGCGCAATCGTTAATGTTATCAAAATCACCAAATCTTTTTTGATACCAAACCAAAAAATTTAATATTTTAATAGCATGTTTTTTATTGCTAAAGTTAGCTACACAATATTCCGGATCTTCTATTGTCCCGTTGCCTTGCCAAATTAGACAATATTTATATTTATTTGATTCTATGTTATTTTCAATTGTTATTTTCATTTTATTATGCCCCCTTGATTCGATTTTATTTGGTTTGTTTAGTGTTGAGCGTAGGCAATTGTGGGAATTGATTTATTCCAGCAAGCACGGCAGTCTAAGCACTTACCATCTTGACTCGGTGCAATGCATTGTTGTCCGATTGGCTGGCTACCATGGCTGAATACAGTGCTTGTTAAAAATTGCTTGGTGCTTGGCGCTTGGTCAATATAATTTGATGATAGGCGGATGATCAGGTTATCGGGGCATGCGATGCCCTGACGGATAAAAACATCTTTTAACAAGTTATGCTCTTTAGTAGGCATCCAAAATTGGATAGTAGGCAATGCAATGGCAATTTCAATAATAGCTTTTAAGTGGTTAACATCCTGTAAATCGCCACTATCAAACCACCTAAAATATCCATTCTTAAGGCTAGATTTACCTATAAGCACTATCGAGTAAACCACCCATTGTGCGAGGTTACCTTGAATCAATTTTAAATTGTGTTCCCGTAGTTTTTTGGCATCAGGGAACATATACATGCCCTTTAAAGCATAGCAATCAGAACAAACCGTGCCGACTATGTTAGCCAGTATACTACCCACTTTACAAGCTTGCGCTGGTATTGACATAGAATAGCAAGGCATCTTGCTAGGGTTTGAAAGCTTAGGCATATCAATAATAGCTTTGATAGCTTTCCAAGTAGATTTAATAGTTAAGTTATACATTATAAGACCTCGTAAAAGGTCGGGACAATCCCGACAACAAGTACAGGTTAACACATTAAAACAAACAAATCAAATAAATATTATCAATCAATTGAAACACGTTATGCAGCTTGGCTAACGTCAAAACTCAGTCGCCTGGCCTCTTCATGACTGCTTCACAGACCCCACCCATGGGGCAACCCCCGCTCAGCGTTAACGTCCCGGCAGGTGCGCATATACTATGTTCCACTCACTTAATCCCAAAATTTCCATCAAAATCTCAAAACATAATTACACTACAAAAAGTACGCTTTCTGCAAAAACACCCCCCATACCTTTTTCAAAACAAAACTGAAAAAATTTTATATAAAAATTTCCATTGACATACCCTGCTGTATACCTTACGCTTCCACCATCTGAACTCCGAGTTCTGCGAACATGACAAAAAATAAAACTATAGACGATTTCGAAATACCTCTAGGCTCACCTAGTGCCAATGTACAAGAAGTTTTTGCGGACTTAAAATTCCAAGAACTAAATCACCCTGCTGATCTTCCACTGACACCTACAGAAGAAGACAAAAAATGGGCGGAAAAGACTGCGCAAGAAGGTGTAAAATTATCAAACGCGCCATCACTTGCAGCGGAAAGGTATTTAAAAACTCACTTCGGGCAATACAACTTTGATTTGCCTACAACACAGGGACAATGGCAAAACTTTGTGCTAACTAAACTGGTACAACAAGCCAACGATCCTGATCCAAAAATAAGTAAATCTGCTTTAGACACGCTTGCAAAAACAAGCACCGTGGGCCTCATGGTGGAGAAAACAGAACTTAGCATTACCCATAAGACTAGTGACGAGTTAGAAAAGACTTTACGCCAAGCCATGCAAAGATACCTTAATAAATCTGATGAAAAGGTTATTGAAGGGGTGGTATTGAGTGTTTGAAGACTTTAGCCCAGAAGATTTTGATGCCCTTATCAGTGCCGCGCCACTAGCGGAAAAAGCTGCCTTATTAGATGTTATACAAGAATTAAATACCCGTAAAGAAAGAGCCCATGCCAGAAAAGACTATATAGCCTTTGTTAATTCAGTGTGGCCTGACTTTATTAGTGGTGCGCACCATAGGCGTATAGCGAAGCTTTTTGAGGCTGTTGCTCGTGGGGAAAAGAAAAGAATTATTATTAATCTTGGGCCGAGGCATACCAAGTCTGAGTTTGCGTCTTATTTATTACCCGCGTGGTTCTTAGGGCAGTTTCCTAAGAAAAAGATAATGCAGATAAGCAACACTGCTGAGTTAGCTGAGGGTTTTGGTCGTAAAGTACGTAACTTGGTAAACTCAGATGAATACAGACGAATATTCCCAGAAGTCGAGCTCCGCACGGATTCCAAGGCAGCGGGACGCTGGAACACCAACTTTAATGGCGAGTACTTTGCTGCTGGTGTTGGTGGCACCGTTACTGGGCGGGGTGCTGATTTGCTCATTATTGATGACCCTCATTCAGAAGGCGAAGCCGTTATAGCTCAGTTTAACCCTGAAGTTTACGATAAGGTCTTTAGTTGGTATTCATCAGGTCCAAGACAGCGGTTACAGCCTGGGGGAGCCATTATTATCGTTATGACCCGATGGTCAATGCGAGATCTTACAGGACAGATTTTAGAACACTCTGCTATGAATGGCGGAGATAAATGGGAGGTTGTTGAGTTCCCTGCTATATTACCCAGTGGCAAGCCACTATGGCCTGAGTTTTGGAACATTGAGGAACTAGAGGCGGTACGCAACGAAATTCCAGCTAGTAAATGGCAAGCACAGTACCAACAGCAACCTACGTCTGAAGCAACGGCGATAATTAAAAGGGAGTGGTGGCAAGAATGGAAGGAAAAAGATCCGCCTGATTGTGACTTTCTACTAATGTCAATGGATACTGCGTTTGAAAAAAAGACGAGTGCTGACTATAGTGCTGTTGTTATATTTGGTGTTTGGAACAATCCTGAAGATGGTGATCAGCCTAATTTAATACTTTTGGAAGCATGGCGAGAGCGGTTAGAGTTTCCTGATTTAAAGCAACGCACGTTAGAGTTTTATCAAGAGTGGGAGCCTGATGGGGTTATTGTTGAGAAGAAAGCTTCAGGAGCTCCACTAATTTACGAGTTAAGACGGATGGGCATACCTGTACAAGAGTTTACACCATCACGTGGACAAGATAAGATATCAAGACTTAATGCGGTGGCTGATATTTTTGCTTCTGGTAAAGTATGGGCTCCTCTTACTCGATGGGCTGATGAAGTAATTAATGAGATTGCCTCGTTTCCAGCAGGTAGGAATGATGACTTTGTGGACGCCGTAACTTTAGCTCTTGCTAGGTTTAGGTCTGGGGGCTTTATTGGATCTGCTAAAGATAAGGATATTGATGAAGATAGCTGGATGTATAAGAAACGTGCTAATTACTACTAACGAACAAACAACTTAAGGATCTACAGATGGCTGAAGTCCCAAACAACATATTTAAGGCAATGCAACCGCAGAGTCCCTTTTTAACAGAAGATGATGAAGCACCGATTGAGGTTGATATAGGGGATCCGATGGACCCTATTGAGACTGAGGTTGATGTAGAGATGGAACAAGAGCCGGGGTTTGATGCGAACCTAGCGGAGTACATGGATGAGGCGGATATGGCCTCGTTAGTAGCTGATTTGATGGATGACTTTAACAATGACAAGAACGCTCGTAAAGAGTGGGAGTCTACCTATGTAGATGGGTTAGATTTGTTAGGTTTAAAAATTGAAGAGCGTTCAGAACCTTGGCAAGGTGCTTGTGGTGTATACCACCCCATGCTAACAGAAGCGGCTATCCGCTTTCAGTCTGAGATGATTTCTGAAACATTTCCTGCTCAGGGACCTGTAAAAGCCCGCATAATCGGCAAAGATGACCCTGATACCCAGAAGTCTGCAGAACGTGTTGTAGAAGACATGAACTACCAGCTTACGGAAAAAATGACTGAGTTTAGACCTGAACACGAAAAGATGTTGTGGTCCTTAGCATTGGCAGGAGCCGCGTTTAAGAAAGTATATTTTGACCCCTCACTAAACCGTCAGGTAAGCATGTTTGTACCTGCAGAAGACCTTTATATACCCTATGGAGCATCTGATGCGCGTACTGCAGAAAGACTTACTCATGTCATGCGTAAGACCAAGAACGATGTTAAGAAGCTACAATATGCTGAGTTTTATCGTGATATAGACCTTGGTGAACCAACAAAAGACCTTGACGATATTCAGAAGCGCAAAGACGAAGCTGATGGGTATAAAGCCACATATGACAACCGCTACAGACTCCTAGAGATGCAGGTTGAGTTAGATCTTGTTGGGTTTGAAGATGTTGATGACGACTCAGGTGAAGAGACAGGCATAGCCCTGCCATATGTTGTGACCATTGAACAAGGTACACAAGAGATTTTATCCATTAGACGTAACTGGGATGAACATGACCCTCTTAAACAAGCTAAGCAACACTTTGTACAGTATACTTATATCCCCGGTTTCGGTGCTTATGGCTACGGGCTTATTCATCTTATTGGTGGCTTTGCTAAATCTGCAACTTCTATTGTCAGACAGTTAATTGATGCAGGTACACTAAGTAACCTACCCGGTGGTTTAAAGTCTAGGGGTCTTAGGATTAAAGGTGATGACACTCCGATCATGCCGGGTGAATGGCGAGACGTTGATGTACCATCTTCTAATATTAAAGACAACATCTTACCGCTCCCATATAAAGAGCCAAGCCAAACACTGTTCACACTATTACAGAACGTAGTAGAAGAAGGCCGTAGATTAGCAGCAGTTGCTGATGTTAAGCTGGATAACATGAATGGCGAGGCGCCAGTAGGTACTACACTGGCTATATTGGAAAGAACCCTAAAGGTGATGTCAGCTGTTCAGGCTCGTGTTCACTATTCGATGGAGCAAGAGTTTAAGTTAATTGCAGCGTTGGTAAGAGACTATACTGCCCCTGCATATGACTACATGCCAGAGTTTGATGCAGAACCATCTGCTAAGAAAGAAGACTATGATAAAGTTGATATTATTCCAGTCTCTGATCCGAACGCTAGTACTATGGCACAAAGGATCATTCAGTACCAAGCAGCTATCCAGTTAGCTCAACAATCTCCACAAATATACAACTTACCTGTATTACATCGTCAAATGCTTGAAGTTATGGGTATTAAAGATGCGGATAAGATCGTTATTGTGGAAGAAGATCAAAAGCCAACTGATCCTGTAACAGAGAATATAGACATTCTTAAAGCTAAACCTGTCAAAGCGTTCATAGAACAAGATCACGATGCGCACTTAACAGTGCATAACAGTATGCTAACTGACCCTAAGATAGCGGCAGCAATGGGGCAAAACCCTCAAGCTTCTGTCATAAAACAGGCGTTAATGGCACATATCATGGAGCATGTGGGCTTCCAATACCGTAGAGGTATAGAGACTCAGCTAGGTACTACACTACCTCCAGAAGATACAGAGTTAAGCCCTGAAATGGCTGTACAACTGGCAAAACTATCTGCTGATGCAGCTAAACAACTACTACAAGCGAACCAAGCTGAACAAGCCCAACAAACGGCTCAACAGCAAGCGCAAGACCCTGTAGTACAGATGCAGCAGAAAGAGTTACAACTTAAACAGCAAGAACTCAATGATAAGAAAGAGATCGAGCTTAAGAAGATTGACGCTAGTAAAGAGATAGCGATGCTAAACAATGAGGCTAAATTAATGCTTCAAGGTGAAGACGCTAAGGTTCAAGGGTTATTTAAAGGGTTAGATATGGCGACTCAACAAATAGAAGCTCAAAGACAAGCCGAGGTTCCACCTATGCCTCAAGCAGGACCACAAGGAGCACCAGCAGCACCTCCACCACCACCACCACCACCACCACAAGGAGCGCCAGCACCTGCACCACCTCCACAACCACCTATGGGTTAAAAATGGAAAAGAACTTGGAGAAAGCTAAATGAGCAACTTAGATGACAACACAAGATTAGTTTCTTTATATAAAAATGATGCGGGTGAACACCCTGTTATTGGTTATACACACCATTATTTTATGCTATCTGATGCTGAGCAGTTGAGGTCTGTATTTTTTGCTAAAGACCAATTAAATAATGAAATACAACGTCTCCTAAGACATAGAATGCGTGAAGAACGTAAAGAACTCTTAAAGCTTGGGGCAGCAGCTTGGAAAATAATAAATAGAGCTTCGGGAGAATATGTAATTCAACAAGTGCTACCTGATATAGACTTTGAACTTGAAGAAGTAATACCACTTTACGCAACACCACAGGAGGCTAAATGATTGAAGAAAGACAGCGATGGGGTAAAGAATGAAAACTGTACTAGATGTACTGCGTAGAGATCTTGAAGATGAGATAGTTGCTCACATGGACGCCCTTGCAAAAGGGCGTGTTGAGGACTTCCCAGCTTACAAATTATTGGTAGGGACTTTATCGGGTCTGTCCTTAGCTCTTAATCGTTTAAAAGACCTGCAAAAAATCGAGGAAGAAAATTAATGAGTACCAAAGATATAGGAAATATAGATACGGATGCTACTATCGAAAAAGGGGAGTCATTAGCTGACCGCTTACCAGATCCGGTAGGTTACAAGCTTTTATTGATTAAACCTAAGATAGTGGATAAAACAGCAAGTGGTATTGAAATGCCAGACGCTTTTAAAAAGAAAGAAGAGGCTGGTGCTGTAGTTTGTATGGTGCTTAAAGTAGGTGTTATGGCCTATAAAGATGAAGTAAAGTTCCCTACAGGTCCTTGGTGTCAAGAAGGTGATTTCGTGTTAATTGGAGCATATCGTGGGTCACGATTCTCTGTTGATGGGGAAGAGTTTATCTTGGTAAATGACGATATGATTGAGGGTACTGTAGCTGACCCACGTGGCATTAGCCGCGCATACTAGGAGGATAAATGAGTAGATTTGATTATATTGCATATGATGAAGAATCTAAAACTCATCAAGCAGAACTTAAATCGCTATTTACAGCTATAGAAGATAAATTGTATACATTGGCTAACACCAGATACATATCTTTAGCATTTACTTCTTTAGAAGAGTGCTACATGTGGGCTGGTAAAGCTACTCGTGACGACCAACTCGTTCGCAACAACTATACATTTAGTCTTGAAGAAGAAAGGAGTAATAGCTAATGGCTGAAGAATATGAAAATGAAGATATCGATGTAGATATTGATGGTAGTGATGACTATGAGGTAGATATTGTAGACGACACACCTGAAGAAGATAGAGGCAGAACTAAACTAGCTGATGATGGTGATGATGACGATGATGAGTTAGAATCATACTCTAAAGGTGTTCAAAAGCGCATCAATCAAATAAACCATAAGTACCACGATGCTAAACGTGAGAAAGAAGCGTTAGAAAGACAAAATGCTGAAGCTATACGTATTGCTCAGGCTATTCTTGCAGAAAACGAACAGTTAAAAAGCACACTTAACTGGGGGCATCAGGAGTATACGAAGGAAGCTCAAGGCCGTTTAGAATACGCACATAAAATTGCGCAGGATAAATACCGTCAAGCTTTTGAAACGGGTGATACAGATG